TGTTGACGCGGGCGGCAATAGCTGGTAATTGTAGGTTATAGAAACACCAACCGGAGAAACCGACCATGACCGAGCAAGAATATGAAATGAACGCCGCTGCAATCGCCACCGCCATCTGGGAAATCAGCACGGGCAACGGGCGCGACCTGGACGAGGAATTGCACGATAGTCACATGCAGAACTGCCACGACGCTGCAGCTAACACATACATCGACGACATCACCATTGATGAATGGCAGGCGGATGCGCTGGCTCAGGTCCAGTCCGCAGCTATCGCGCGCGGGTGCATCTGATGGCATACGGAACAGCAAACCACAACGGCGAGGATGTGGAGGTGGTGTTTATTGCCACCGGCGTTGTCACCGACTATGGCGTGGACCGCTCACCCACTTGGATCGAGTGGGATAATGTGGAGATCAACGATCTGACGATACTGGGGGTTGCGGTCGATGTGTCAAAGCTGCCGGTTGATCTGCAAGAGGCGATCTATGCGCTGGCCGACAATCTCGAATTTGAACAGGAGGATCCCGACTATGACTGACAACAAACACCCTCGCTTTGCCAACCTGCGCACCGGAGGCAACATGCCCCGCAAACGCCCAGGCTTGATCCGCGACGTCATCAGTCTGTTACTCATCATCGCCATGTGTGTGGCGTTTTATGTGGTGACACCGTAAACCGACCATCCTGCCCGTCGTGCTGTATGCTCATAGCGCACCATCCAAGATAACCAATATCGGCAGGCAAAGCGCACGGGCGGCAGGCAGATCATCGCCAGCCAATGCACCGGCACACGGTCCAACAAACGGAGCGCTGGCGTCAATTACCGCCGCCGCGCTGCCGGTCTGCAATGTCGTGCAACCGCTTAATCCTGCCAGCATCACTGGCACCAATCCCCAGGTCTTCAATGTCAATCTCCTTGCGCTTAGCGATGTAGCTTCGGGCCTCAGCGTTTTCCGCTTGTGTTATGGCGTCACGGGTGGCGTCTCTGCGCGCGGCCATGATGATGCCCAGAAAGGCAAGGACCGCCACCCACGCGCCTAGAATCCACCGCACGGGGCGGCTGGAAAGGATTGCGGCGATCATGTCGCCCACCCATACCGCTTGGCCATCGCATAGACGCCCTCAACCGCCGCACCCATGCCCAAAGACAGCACCATCACAGCGTCGGGATCCATTGCCAGCATCTCACCTGCCTCTGATCCGGCCAGGTATCCAATGCCGTAGCGCAGGATGATCCGCGCGAAGGGGCCAAAGTCCATCATGTGCGGTTTCCTTTAATAAGGGATGCCAGCAATTCAAGGATACGCGACCATAGGCTTGTGACCGGCGCAGATGTGTCATGGGGCGCAATAGGTGCAGGACTGACCACACCGTCCCACCACGCGCGTGCGTCGAAGCCGGGGCATTGCGTGGCCGCTCCGGGCATGTCGCGGTGGCCTTGAACCTTGGCGTTAGGAAAGCGCCCTAGCAATTCACGGATCAGCGCGATTTGTGCCTTGATCTGGGCCGGGGTCCGATTGTCTACACCGATGTTTGGTGCATCTAGGGTCACGCCACCCTCAACGCAGATGCCTACAGATGCGCTGTTTTCGCCTTGGGAATGCGCGCCCGTTTCAAATCGCCCCGGTTGCGACAGGTCACGGCCAGTCTCAACCATCCCATTTTTGCGTATGAAGTAGTGATAACCGATTTCGCGAAACCCGCGCGCCCGGTGCATCGCGTCAATATCAGCGGCGGTGAAGTCGCGCTCAATAGGCGTCGCGCTGTAGTGCTGCACGATCCAGAGAACCTTGCTGTCTGGCTGATAAGTCATTTTCCCATCCCCCTCAATAGCGTCTTTATGTCTGACCCGATTTCGTCAAGCCTGCGACCACGCGGTCTCGACTGTCTTTCGCGGCTTCCATGTCCTCTTTGCGTTGAGACCACAGCCGTTTAATATCGGCAGCGTTTGCAATCCCCCGCGATTCCAGCCTGATAAACCAAACAATCACGCCGATAGCAGCAGCGATAATTGCCCAAAAGTCGCGCACTAATTCCATCACATTCCTGCCTTTAATAATGCCCCGGGTCTTGGCTGTCTAAAAACCGCCCATCGCCCCAGCCGTTGCGCTTCAGCAGATAACCAAGACTGTAGAGGGAAAACACGGGCAGGATAACAAAGCCGAGGGATAGGAACAAAAATGTACGGACAAACCCGATCACGCTCGTTTGTGCGTATTTGCTTTCCATCAGATTTTCACCTGCGCCGCATAAACAAAAATATCGTCAATCTGTTCCGGCGTGAAACCATCGCTGCCAAGCGCGTCAATTAGACCGTTTGTGCGCCGGATTTCCGTTGCATATTCCCAAGCGATAGCCGCTTTGGGGTCAGCATCCGCAATGGCCTGCACCGTGCCAATAAGGTCAAGTTGCCACAAGGTGACGCGGATTTGCGCGGGGCTGGCAACCATTGTCTCCCGTTTGGCGGCAAGGGCTTCGGCTTTGGTCGGGACGGGTGGCACGGTCAATTCCATGCCGCCAGCAATCGCCAACTGCACCCGCTGGTAGTCCTCATTTGCCGGGTCATTCGGCACGGACATAACCTGCCCACCGATTGTGACCTGATAACCGTTTGCGGTCTGTGTGATTTGCTCAATCATGCTGTCAACTCCGATGTGGCTGAAAGAATGGCCGACTTCGATCTGGTAATAATACTCGTTCCGCTGGTCCATTCCCAAATTGCATGGATACCGTTTGCAGGTTTCGCCGTTACAGAAGCTATGGCCGCGGCGTTCACAGAGGATTCCAATAGAACTGCAACGGTTGGGGCTGCCCTCATTGCAACGGGTAAAAACCAAGTGTGCCCAACGCTCGATGAACCCCCTAACACCCCATCGTGCCTAAATTCCGCATTGCAAATTTGGTAATACCTCTGGCATTTTATAAGTTCTGCGCCATAATCCATCCGCTCAAACGCAGTCGCAATAGTTCCCAATTCAATTTGCGCATCAGTATAAGTGCCACCCGTAAACCGTACAGTAGCATTAGTGCTTGCGGTCAGGGTGAATGTCGCACCTTTTGCGCGCGAAACCCCGTTAACTGTAGCCGTTGCCGTGCCTGTCCAGTTGATAACGTAGGTTCCGCCAACGATGTTTGCGCCCTCAATCACCTGCGAAACACCACCAGCCGGGGCAGTCATTGTGCGGCCCGCGTCATTACCTGAAAACGTCAGGTTTTGGCCGCTGGTGACGACAAACCAACGGTCAAGGGTGAATTGGTTTGCAACAGCCGTTGCAGTACCGCTGACGTAGGCCCGCTCATTGACGCGGCCCGATCCGTTGATGATTAGGTTGCGGCCTGAAAGTGGGGCAAATGCAACGGCAGTTCCTAAATAATTGACAATTAAAGATTTTCCACTTTGCGCCGAAATATCCGGCAACGTGCCAGACAATGCCGTTGCTGCGACCTCCTCTAGCCGCGCCTGCACCCACGGCAAGGCAATTTGCAATTCAGAAACATTCGTCCCGCTTAGCCATGAAAGATAGGCGTCAACATTGTTGTTAAAGTCCGTATCCGATTGCCCCTTTGCAGGAAACGGCAGCGGAAAATCTGTTATAACTGGCGTGGTCATAGGCTCTCAACCTCCAAAATTACGCTTGAAATGCCGCGCACGTCGGCGGTTGTTTGTGCGGGCTTGTTTTTGCTGCCGGGGTTCATGCCGTGACCTGAGCCGCCGCGATGAATAGCGCGTCCATCTGTGCATCTGTATACCCCAGCAGATACCCGAAGAACGCGATGTTTTGACTGTTGCGCTGCCAATCTTGGGCGCTGTCAATTATGACCTTTTCAGCCCAAGTTGCGGTGTCACGATAGGCCAGAACCTTGCCCCATTCGGTTTCGCCAAGGGTTAGGATGCCCTGCAATGGGGATATGACCATGGCCGCGCGGGATTGAGCCAGTGCGATTGCGGGGTCAGGTTGTCTAATCTTGATAATCATGCGCCCACCCCATCGGTTAAATCAGCCTCGTCAACAGTCCATTCATTGCGCCATTCGCGGTCTGTTGGAATGTCAGCCACGTCTACAATCTTGTAGGGCTTGCCCGTTGGCACGTCCTTTGCGGCAATTTCCTCAATCGTTAAACCGCAGTCGGCCGGTATAATAATTGCCACGCCGCCTTCGTCATTCTGGTAGATGATACGTTGGTCCATTGTCTTGCTCCTATCTAAAAAACGACAGTGTAACTCTAGTGCTATCTACCGCACTTGCCGACCCGTTCTTGACATAAATCCGGGCAGCGGATGAAGTAGGTGCGGTGGCGATATTAAATCCGGCAATCACCGGCTTATTATCATTATCATCATCTCCAACATCTGATATGTTTGCCGCCCCCTGAACCATTGCGTAATTCGCATCCTGCATTGCAGTCGTAAAGTTTACCGTGTAATCGCCCAACCCGTTATCCGTGATACTTGACACGTTCCCGCTTGCTCGAATTGCAACCGCTCCAATGCCGTTAAAATTCACCCACGCGCGGCAGGCGTAGAGGGGGGCCGAACCTGCGGCGTTCAGCACGTCAGGAATAGCCGTTCGCGTGTAAGCAGTCGTTGCAAGCAGCGTTGAGTTGTTTCCTGCGGTTTGCGTGGGTGCTCTGGGCGTGCCAGTGAACGTGGGGCTGGCAAGGTTGGCCTTGAGATTATTGGCAGTTGTCACAAACGAAGTCGTTGCAAGCAGCGTTGAGTTGTTTCCTGCGGTTTGCGTGGGTGCTCTGGGCGTGCCAGTGAACGTGGGGCTGGCAAGGTTGGCCTTGAGATTATTGGCAGTTGTCACAAACGAAGTCGTTGCAAGCAGCGTTGAGTTGTTTCCTGCGGTTTGCGTGGGTGCTCTGGGCGTGCCAGTGAACGTGGGGCTGGCAATCGGAGGCACGCCCAAAGTCACCCGCTGCGCCGTCGCATTCGCATCGTCCAGCAACGCCCAGCCCGCCGCGGTCACGTTTGCAAACTCAACCCCGTTAGCCGCTGCGTTTACCCGCACCGCGTCCAAATTTCTACCGGCCAAGGATGGTAGGTTTGCCGCCACCAGTGCAGCCGCCGTGTCGTCAGCGAACACACCGAATGCCACAAGGTCCGGCGCAAATTGCAGCGCCTGCCAGTCAAGAAATGCATCCACATTCGTATCAAAAGCGGTCTGCGCCTGTCCCTTGTCCGGGATGGTTCCTACGAATTGTCTGATTACTGGCGCGGTCATTAGAGCGTTTCCACTTCAAGTTGAACTTTTGTCATTCCGCGAACTTCGCTAACCGTTTGGCACGAACTAACAAAACCATAAGCTAAAAATTCGGGATTGTCATCAGGTCCGGCAAACACCGCCGCCACCCCGTCCAGATCGTCAATGGTACGCCAGAACGGCGCGGCGGTATAGTCGTTAAGGTGGACTATATACCCAACCCGTGAAGCTGGTGTCCGGCGCAACAGAGACGTAAGCGTGCCCTCGGTTTTCTTCACGGACCGGCTGCGCAGCCCGCGCGTGGATTGCGTCTCAACGGTCCCGTACTCGTCGGCAATCCCCATAGCAATCGTGCTGACCGCTGCATCGGAACCCGTGTTAGTGATCGTCACAGTCACCGTCGCCCCGATTGGAATGTTCAAATCAAACGTTGCATACGTCCGCTCAAGAGATTGTGGCACAAAGAACCATCGCCAGAATGACCCCAGATAAGGCGTGCTATCCTGCAAATTATAAGTCACATCCGCCACGTCGCCCGCAGTGTTCAGTGTGCCAACAATTGTGATCTGCGTCCCTAGCAGGCCAAAGAACGCCATCGCAGAAAGCCGTAGCAGTCCGGTCAGCGTGTAAGTGATGCTGTCAGCGCGACTCGTGACCGTTTCAATAACGCGGTATTGATCTGCCCCGAATTGCAGATCAAACGCCGCATAACGATTGGCGGGGCCAGCGTCGAACCACTCGGTGCTGGCTGCCAGCCCCGGCTCTTGCGTGGTGCTGGCAGCTGATACCTCGAACAACCGCTCACCCACCCGTCGCACGTCGCCAAGCGTGTATGTGCCAGCTGTCCAAGCCGTTTCAAGCACCACGTTTGTGCTGTCGATGTTGCCCTCGGTGATGGCAAAAGGTTCAATGATCCGCAAGGTCATAGCGTTTGCTCCAACTGGAATGCCAGCGTGTCGTCTGCCGCGTCGGCCCCGCGTCCCGTGTTGCCCGCCGTGATTTCCGACGTGGACACAAGCCGTTCCATACTTACGTTAAGCGCCCGCAACTCGGCGCGCAACTCAGCATCCGATTGCTGGGGCGTAAACAACTGGCTGTTGCTGGACCGCGACAAGCCCCTGACATAATCCTGCCCCGTTGCAAACAGGTCTTCATTCACCAAAGACCGCAAGCTGTCGCCCAGCGCGTCGGCCCCGGCGCTGATTTCTGCAAAGGCGGGCGACAGCTGCATCAGGGACGCCACCAGCCCGCTATCGCCCAGCGCGTCGGCCTCATCCACCAGCGCCCGGAACGCGGCCCGCGTGGCAGGCAGGGTATCAATCCCAAGCGCCAGCATTTCAATGGAAAGCAATTCCGTTGCCCGAGCGATACGTTCCGCGTCGGTGAAGAAATTCTGATAATAGGACTGTGACACCGCTTGGGTCAACCCCGCAAGATCATCAACCGCTTGGGTCAACCCCGCAAATGCCGGGGAAAGCATGATCAGCCCCGCCGCCAAGTCGATATTGCCCGCAAGCTGTGCGCTGTCCACAAGACCCCGAAACGCTGCCCGGTCCTGTGGAATTGCACTGACGCCCAATGCGGCCAAAGAAGCCGCAAGCCGTGACGTTGCATCAGCCCGCTTTTCCTCGCCCGTATAGAACGCATCATAATAAGCCGCCGTGGATGCCGCGAAATTATCAAGAGAACCGAACAGGCTTGCAAACGTATCAGCCGCTGCCGCCCCTGCCAATGAAACGCCATATGCCGAAAAGCCCAGGCTTTGGAACACGTCGTTTACAACGGTAAGCGACTGCGCCAGCCGCGATATAGCAACCATTGCGCCCTCGCCGTCTTTTTGCAGCGCCTGCAACCCGGGGATCATGCCCGCAAAGGCATCACCCAGCCCTACAAATGCGTCCGTGACGGCCTTTTGCGCGTCCGCATCAGACATGCCCTTAGTCGACACATTGATTGTGTGGGCAAAGTTGTCAAAGGTGGATCCGGCAATGCCCAGCAAAGCCGCCGCGTCAACGATGCCGCCCTGAATTTCCCCAACTGCCTTAATCAGCGGGTTTGCGATTTCATCGCTGGCGTTTTGGAAGCTGGTTCGCACCTTTTTGGACAAGCCCCAAAACCGCTTGGTTTCGATGGTTTTGAAAGTCTGCACCAGCGTGCCCATGCCGTCGACTGTCAATTTCAAGCCTGCGTCAAGTTCCTTGGTTTTCTTTTTGAAGAACGAAACCACCAAGATAACCGCAAGCAATGGCGCTGCAATAGCCCCAATCGCCGTGGATATGCCCGCCAAGCCGCCAACCGACAGCCCGCCCGATACAGCGCCCGTAAGCCCGCCCAGGCCCCCGTAAACGCTTGTCATGAACCCTGCGCCAAAGTTTGAGCCGATGGTGCCCAGAACGCCGCCAATGCCGCCCAGCATCCCGCCGCCGCTGCCCAAGCTGCCAAGCATCCCCAATGGCCCGCCACCGCCGGCCGCGCCCGCAAGAGCCTGCGTTGCCCCTCCAACACCGCCGCCACCAATACCCAAAGACAGCATGACGCGGTTCTTCAGGTAAAACGCGATGATCTGTTTCAGCGTGTCCTTGGCGATGTTCAGCAACCCCTTGAAGCCACCCTTGAACCCGTCAACCATCCAATCAACCGCGCGCCCGATCCCGCTGACAACCATACCCTCGATTGCGTCTGCATATGCTTTCACGGCCTTTTCGGCTTCGGTCATTTCAATGGCCAGTTCTTCAATGTTGCCAGCAGCTTTGCCCGATGCGACGCCGGTTCCTGCAACATGTTGTTCAAGGTCGGACACTTCGACGGCCAATTGCTTGACAATTTTGGACGCTTCAATCTTGACGGCGTTGCCCTTGCCGACGCGGCGGTTTAATTCTGCCTCAGCTTCGTTAAGTGCGTTTGCAGCCTCTATCGCCGAACGATGCGCGGCTTCAAGTCGTGCCTGTCCGGGGTTTACCATCCCTGGAAGGAACGCGTCCTCTACTGACGACTGTGTAAATGCAGCCTGTGCGTTGGCCTTGGCTAACTCAAGCTGTGCGCGGGCGGCCTCAAATGCACTACTGGCAAGCGAAAGGTTGTCGTTTGCCAGCGCGACGGTTGCGGCAGACGTGGCAGGTAAGTCAGATGTAGCAAGCAGCCCCAACTCAATTCCCAGTTCAGATGCAGCCAACGCGCTGCCGTCCATTGCAGTAGATGCTGTGTTGCCATTGTTGCGAAAAACAACAAATGCAGCCGCGGCTGCACCAAGAATACCCCATACAACACCTAGCGGTCCGCCAAGCGCTATTACAGCCAGCCTTGCAATATTTACTGCCCCTGTGAAAACGCCTGTTGCAATGGCCGCTGCCGACATGCCGCCAGTCATTGCAAGAAGCCCCGCCACCGCTCCGGGAATAGCTGTGCCAACAAGGCCCGCAATCGCGACGACAACATAATCGATGTTATCAGCCGCAAGTTTTGCGATGCCAGCGACAGATTCAACAGCAGGCACAAGGATAGTTAGCGCGGCAGACCCGAGATTTAACATCAAAACATGCAATTGGCCCATTGCCACGCGCAACCGTTGCGCGTCGTCGTCGGCCATAAGGCCAAAGGCCGTTGCAGTCGCCCCGGCCTTTGTCCCCATGTCCCCGAGGATGTCCGCGAGGAACCTGCCCGCTGCGCCCGAGAGCGACAGGGCGACAGTCGTCGCCTCAACCGATCCGAACAGGGTTTGCATCGCCTCGGAGCTGCCACCTGTCTTGCGCGTCACATCGGCCATGAACTCTGAAAAGCCAACCGCCTGCAACCCGGCAGCATTAAAATCAATACCAAGCTCTTTTGCCAGATCGGATGCCTGCTTTGACGGACCAAGAACCGCAGTCATTGCAGCCCGCATACCGGTCACAGCCTCAGTTGTCGCAATACCGCTTTTGGTAAGCGCAGCAATGGTGGCCGCAGTTTCATCAAAGGTGACGCCCAAGTTTTGTGACAATGGCAGGACCTTACCAAGGCTAGACGCAAGTTCACCGATTGTGGTTTTACCTGCTTTCATCGCAACAAACAGCGCATCGCTTGCGTCCGCAGCAAGCAGCCCCTCCGAAGCATAAATGTTGGTTGCCGTGGTCAAAATGTCGACCGCAGTCGTGACGGATGTTATACCGCCAATGGCCAGTTGGTTGGCGGTGTCCAGCAACTCTGTGGCTTGTGCCGCTGATCCAGCACCTGCGGAGATGGCTTGATAGAAGCCTTGCGCCTGCGCAGTTGCCGTTCCGCCGTAGGTTGCGGTCAGGTCTTTTGACGCCTGTGTAACGATAGCCATCTCGGCGGCATTGCCATTCAGCAGGGTCGAGGTCTCTGCCAGTGCCGAGCCGAAGGCCAGTTGGTTGCTAATGGTAGTGACCATCGCAGCCCCTATTGCAGCGACCGACACGGCTGCGGCTGCCATGGCAACAGCGGCACTAGCCGCACCTCGGGCCATGCTGCCGATTGTACTCGTCGCACCAGTGGCCGAACGGCTCGCCCCGTCACCGGATCGGGCAAACTTGTCCAGATCATCGCTGGCCGTCCGCACGGGTCGGCTGTCAACCTGTAGTCCGACCGATGCCATGTCATCCATGCGGCTTACTCCCGGAACGGCTGTGGCGTGTTTTTGCCATTCGACTCAAACAATTCACTTGCATAAACCCCGCTCATTTTTTGCAGCCATTGCGCTTCGTCGCCATCAAACTTCAGCCCCACATTTGCGGCCCACGCCTGAATTTCTAAATGGGACAGGGCCACCGGCCCCATCCCGCCTTGCATTGTTGGCCCGACATCCATCAGCCATTCCGCAAGATAAGCACGAAATGGCAGTTCAGGAAAGTCAGGTTCTTCATTTGCTTGCTCCAAAAAACTCCAACGCGTCTGCTTTATGTCCTTTGGCTGTGCACATAACCAAGCGTGCTGTCGTGCCCAGAGACAAAGCGCCTCTAGGCTTGTGCGAAAAAATTGGCCCGGTCATTCAAGAACTCAGTCACTTCGTCCAATATTGACGGATATTTGCGATAGATCGCAAACGCCGCTTCTTCCGAAAACTCCACAGGCTTCCCGTCAAGGCTCAGGTTTTCCCAGCCGATGGTCGCATCAACGGCGGTCTGAATAATTCCCTCTTGCCCTTCATCGATCAGCGCACCAATTTGCGCCTCGGTCATTTTGGCGAAGTCCATCTTGCCGCCGCGCCGCTTCAGGATGCTGGTTGCGCGCTTGCGGGCTTTGGCCTTTGCCGCAGGGGCGTCAGGGCCGAGCAGGTTGAGGCGCATGGGCTTGGACGCGTCGGGCGTGCCGTCCTTGCCTGTAACGTATGCCGGCGCGTCTGTGCGGAGGTTTGTGAGGTGCAGCCAAGCGCCATTTTCTGATGCTGATACTGAGTCGAAACAATCCATGGTTTATATCCTTTGGTTTAGGTTAAATTCGGGGGGTGCGGTAAACCACGCCTCACCCCCCTAGCCTGCGGGAGTTGCAGGATTACGACGCGGCGACTTCCACATCGGCGCGCGTGAACTCGATATTGCAGCTTGCCATGTTGACCGACCCGACCGACTGGCCGCGCGGGAATGACATGACCTTGCCCATGATGTAACGGATCGTGCCGTCGCTGCGGGTTTCGCGAAAGCTGATTTCGTCCTTAGACGCCAGCGCGGCAAGCAAGATGATCTGGCCAGCATTGGCAGAGTCGTAGCCAAGCGGAACCGTGATCGAGCCATAATTCAGTTCGCCGTGGAATTTGTTCACGATGCCGGTTTTCAGCGGGGTAAACGTGACCGCAGAATATGCCGCGCCAAACTCGGGAATTTCGGACGCCTCTCCCACCTCGGTCCACGACAGCGCGACGTATCCGGCTGCGTCGAATGTTGCGGGGGTAGCTGCCGAGACGGACAGAAACCCGCCGATGCCTTCAGTAAGTGCCATGATATTTTCCTTTCATGGGCGTGGATAGGCGGGATGCCTATTTCAGGACCGGGACAAGACCCGATGTAAATTCAACCAGAACTTCGCCGTCCGCCTCAGTGGCATCAACCACCGTGCCGGAATAAGTGACGCCGTTGGACATTGCGAATTGCAACACGTCGCCAGCCTTTGGCGTTCTGCCGCTGTAGATCATGGCAGGCGTTGTGCCGGTTGGCGTAGGCATTGTAACGATGCGCGCGCCAAGGATTGGTTTGGTTTTCATATTTAGACGCTCCTTTGAAAGATTGCGCTGCAACGGATCGACACGTTCTTGCGAAAGTATGTGCCGTCCATCGCGCCGGGTTGTGGGTCGCCCATGTCTGTCACCTGAATTTGACCGTCTCCGGCGGATAGTATCAGGTCAATGGGGAATTGGTCAATAATGCGCTGCGCCTGGTCGTCGGCCTCATCCTCGAACGTGCCCTCGTCCACAAAGACCGCCACAAACAGCCGAACGACCATCCGGCTTGACTTGGACAGGCCGAAACGCTCCGGCGGGGTGGTGGTAAAATATGCCAGCCAATACGGCGGCTCAGGCGTGATGTATTGCAGCGACGGCGTGTCATAAACACCCGGCGCATTTTCACCCCATACAATCGGCGGCGCGGATGGCGTGGCGGCAAGGCGCGTGCGTAGCGCGGTTTTGATGTCTTTGTGGTTCATCCGACCCGTGCCTTTGCTTTTGCAATAGATGCCCGCACAATCGCGGGCCATTGATCAACGGCGCCCTCGACAAAGTGCGCGCC